GACCTGGGCGAGATTCGCTCTCAGGCCCGCTCCGTTGACGAGTTGGGCAGCCTGTACCGCGACAACGCCATGCGCGCTGTCGAGTCGGCCCGCTTCCCGGCGTCGCAGTCTCGCGAAGCTGCGCAGGAGTCCGTGGCCCGCCTCCTGGACAACGTGGACGACAAGGATGGCACTCTTGCCCGTCGCGTCCTGGCCACCGGCTCGCCCGTCTATGACCGGGCGTTTGGTAAGGCCATGCTCACGCTGTCCACCAACACCCTGACCAGCGAAGAGCGTGCCGCGCTCGCTGTTGGCGCGGGCGCTACCGGTGGATTCGCGGTTCCGTATCAGCTTGACCCCACGGTCATCCTGACTTCAGACGGCGTCGTGGACCCGCTGCGCTCCATCGCTCGGGTGGAGCAGATCGTTGGTAAGACCTGGCAGGGCGTTAGCACCGCCGGGATCACCGTTTCCCGCTCGGCGGAAGCGGCCGAGGTCGCCTCGAATGAGCCGACGCTGGCGCAGCCCGAGGTCACCCCGACCAGGGTCACCGGCTTCATTCCGTTCTCGTTCGAGATCGACCAGGACTGGTCGCAGATGCGGGCCGAGATGGGCCGCCTTCTGGCGGACGCCAAGGCGACAGAAGAGGCTGACGCGTTCGTGAACGGCGTTGGCACGACCGTTTATCCCGAGGGCGTTGTCGCAGGACTGGGTGCTGGTAGCCTGGTTGACACGAACGGCTCCCTGGCCTTCGCTGCTGGCGATGTCTACAAGCTGGATGACGCACTGCCCCCGAGGTTCCGTCGGAACGCCAAGTTCCTCGCCAACAAGTCTGTGTACAACGCCGTGAGGCAGCTCGCCTCTACTGACGGTCCGGAGATGTGGGCGCGCTTCGGGGACGGTACGCCCCCCCAGCTCATCGGATACTCCGCTTACGAGGCTTCCGAGATGGCGTCTTTCGCTACCACTAGCGGTACCAAGATCCTTCTCCTGGGCGACTTCCAGCAGTTCCTGATCGTGGACCGTGTCGGCATGCAGGTGGAGCTTGTTCCTCACCTGTTCGCCCTGGCCAACAACCGGCCTTCCGGCCAGCGTGGCTTGCTCGCCGTGTGGCGCAACAGCTCCAAGGTGCTGGTTGACGAGGCGTTCCGCTGCCTGAAGATCAAGGCGTAATAGCCTAATGGGGGGCGCGGCATTGGTGTTGCGCCCCCCACCCCAATAGGGCGAAAAATAATCGCCCGGAAAGGATGCTGAGAGATGGGTTACTTCTCAAGCTCCGGTCGCAGGCGCGGTTCGTTCGGGGAGACAAAGGCTTCCGCCGCCGAGACGACCTCAACTACGCACACCAGCCTGGACACGAAGACCGCCTCCGTGGCTACCGTTACCGTGGCCGTGACTGCTGCGTCGGGAACGACGCCCACGATGACAGTAGTTGTCGAGGGGTCAAATGACGCGACCACATGGTTCGAACTTGGCACGATTGGGGCCAACGGCTATCGTGCGGGCTCTATCGGTACGGCGCCGAGCAACTTCACCACCACGGCTACGTCACGCGGCGCATTCCCGGCCGTACAGTACCTGCGGACGCGTTCGGTGATCGGTGGCACCACTCCTTCGTTCACGTACTCGGTCTCTGCCGAGATGGGTTGATTTCGCATGGCTGTCAGTGATCTGTACATCTGCAACACCAACGCCATTGTGTATGTTGACGGTGAGCGTGTGGCGCTCCGTAAGGGCGTGACGGTTGTCCGCAAGGGCCATAAGATCCTTAAGGGTCATGGCGCCATGTTCGAGCCGATTCAGGTTCACTATGACGTGGAACAGGCAACTGCCGCACCGGGCGAGCGCCGTACGCTCTCGCTTCCGACAAAGAGGGCCGCTTCCGACAAGAAGGACGACGACTGACCTAGGAGGCGCTGATGGCGATCGGAGATCCGTACGTCACCCTCGCGGAGATAAAGGATTATCTGAAGATCAAGGATGCCGAGGTTCGGTATGACGATCTTCTGACGAACGCCATCTATTCCGCGAGCCGACAGGTTGAGTTGCTGTGCAGTCGTCAGTTCAACAAGACGACGACCGCTACCGCTCGAACCTACATCCCAACGCATCCCACATGGAGCGACGTTGACGACTTCCACACTATAACTGGTCTGGTTGTCAAGACGGACGAGACGGGCAACGGGATGTTCGACACGACATGGGCATCCTCGGACTACGAGCTGTATCCGTTCGGGGGAGTCATTGACGGGCTCCCCGATTGGCCGTTCAGCGAGATAAGGGCTGTGGCCAGTCGGCGTTTCCCGTGCAGGCGCTACGTCACATACGGGCGTCGTGCCCGCCTTGAGGTAACTGCCCAGTGGGGATGGTCCGTTGTTCCCGATCCGGTCCGGATGGCGACGTTCGCGATCGCGGCGGAGCAGTTCCAGATGAAGGACGCCCCCCTAGGCGTTGCCGGTAGCGACCAGTTCGGCAACGTGATTCGCGTTCGAGACATGAAGATTAACCGCGACAGACTGGGGCCGTACGTGAAGAACCGTGTGGAGGTTGGCTAGTGGCCAGTCTTACGCAGATTCGTGAAGCCCTGGCAACGACCATCGCTGATGGCGTTGACGCGGAGATGAGCGTATACGAGCGGGTGACGGACGTGGTGCAGGTACCGGCGGCCGTCATCACGCCAACTAGCGCGGACTGGAAAGTCGCTTTGTCGCGCGGCACCGACAAGTGGATGTTTGACGTGTTCATACTTGTCGGACGTTCTGACACGACCAACGCCCAAGAGGAGCTTGACGGCTTTCTTGCGGGTGCCGGACCTAACAGTGTTCGCGAAGTGCTCTACAACAACCCGACTCTCGGGATAGAGGACGTGGATGCGTTCCCTACCGGCATGAGCGGGTATGGCGGAGAGTTCTCAACGGCGCGTATTCCGCACGTGGGCGCCATCATCAAGGTAACCGTCCACGCGGACGGCTTCTAGCTGAAAGGGAGTTAGGGTGTCTGCACCTACCATCACATGGACACATCAGACCCTAACGGCCGATGAGACCGGTATCGCATGGTCATCATTTGCGATGCCTACTGCAATGAAGTACGCAGGCGGCTGGGCGGAAGATGCTCGGGAGAATGGCGCGTCGTTCATTACGCCCCACTACTCCTGTACGCCGACAAGCTACACTTCCCACACTCTTGGGACTGGTGTGCATCCGCAGGTTGCTCAGCACGCGGAGTATGACTCGCCTTCTGATACGACATATCTCCGCATCGGCTTTGCATGTCCTCCCGGACAACAGGTTCGCGCTCACCTTTTCACGGTGAGCTAAAGGAAAGGGGTTAGGTGCCATGGCTGCACTGTCAACTCAGAACATCGCGGACGCTGGCACCAAGCCTACTTTCGGTGCGGCGGCGCTTACGGACACGGCCGAGGTGGGCAACGGGCGCAACGTGTTCGTTGTCTACAAGAACACTGACACGAACGTTAAGACCGTCACGATTACCGTAGGCGGCAACACGTCATACGGGCAACCGACTCCCGACCCGGCTATTACGGTAGCTGCGAACACGGGCGAAGTCTGGATTCCGATGCGTAAGGAGTATGACGACGGTACGGGCCGTGCCACTCTCACGGTGAGCGGCACGGGCGGCGTTACTGGCGTCACGGTGGCTGTCGTTCGCCTCAACTGGGCGTAACTTGAAAGGTTAGGCGTCATGACTGCACTTACAACTCAGAACATTGTAGACGCGGGTACGGCACCCAACTTCGCGTTGCAGACTGCCACCACCTCTGACACAGCGGAGGTCGGGAGCGGACGGAACACGTTCGTCGTCTACAAGAACACCGGTACGCAGAAAACCGTCACTGTCACTGTTCCTGGGAACACGATATACGGAAAGCCTATGCCCCCCCAGGCCCTTACGCTTGCAGCCACCACCGGTGAGCTGTGGATTCCCATGCGTAAAGAGTATGACAGCGGCACCGGGCGCGCGACGATAACGCTGGATTCGGCAACTGCTGTAACGGTCGCTGTCGTGCGTGCAGCCTGGGCAGGCTGACAACACGTCGCCTCTTGACAGTAGAACCGGCCTAGGTCAATAGGCCGCCAACAATAAGAAATTGAAGGAGTGGAACCATGGCTAAGCTGGTTCTTCGTAACTGCTTCATCGAGGTCAACGGCGTGAACTTCTCGTCTCACGTCTCCTCGGTGACCGTCAACCTGTCCAAGGATGAGATCGACACCACCAACTTCGGTGGAGATGGTCGTGAGCGTACTCACGGCCTTAAGGACGACTCGTTCGAACTCAACTTCCAGCAGAACTACGCCTCCGGTTCGGTGGACGCAGTCCTGTACCCCCTGTGGGACCAGGAGCTGGAGTTCGTGGTCAAGGTGCGCCCGACCTCTGCGGCGGTCGGCCCCAACAACCCCGAGTACAGCGCAACGTGCATCCTCCTTGAGTACCAGCCGCTCGCCGGTGACGTGGGTGACCTCTCCGAGACCGAGGTCAGCTTCCCCGCTCAGAGGCTCGGTATCGTTCGCGCCGTGGCGTAAGCGATGCCCAGGTCTGGTAGTCAGACCATCTGGATTGTCGCGGGGCCGGAGTTCAAGCGTGTGGCTCTGGCCCTGCGGCAAGTGGAAGAATCCATGAACGCCCGAGTGGGAAATGCGTTGGTGGATTCCGCCCGCCCACTGGTCGAAGAGGCGAAGATGCGCGTGACCACGATGCGCGTATCTGGACATGCCGGGTCAACCGGCTTGCGGCGTAGGGTTGCGCGAGGCGTCAGTATGGAAGCCACTCGCGCTGGAAGCACGACCGACGTTCGTGTTACTACGTCGATGACAGACCCCAGAGAATCGATCATCCCGAGAGGTCTGGACAGGCCGCAGGGATGGCGCCACCCCGTCTTTGGAAACAGGGACGTATGGGTGACACAGCGTGGCACGGGCTCGTGGTTCACGGACACGTTCCAGGATGGGCAGGGTCCGATACGGGACTCGCTCACCGACGTTCTAGAGGACGCCCGCGACACCGTTGCACGGTCAGGCTGACACAAGCTGGGGGGCAGGGGCGTGCGGGTCCCCTGCCTCCCTCTCAAAATTCATTAACCCGCGACACCCGCAAGGAGAATAGAATGGCACTGCTCAACAGGGATCAGATCCTTGACTACGATGACCTCAAGACGGTTGACGTCGAGGTTCCCGAGTGGGGCGGCACGGTTCGCCTCCGCATGCTGACCGCCAAGGAGCGCGACGCGTTCGAGGCGTCCACGGTCGAGACGCGCGGCAACAAGATGAAGCAGAACCTCGCCAACATCCGCGCCCGCCTGGTCTCCCTCTGCATCGTGGACGAGAGCGGCAAGCGCGTGTTCGAGTCCGGTGACGTGGCTCGGCTTGGTGAGAAGTCGGCTGCGGCTCTTCAGCGACTCTTCAACAAGTGCAACGAGCTGAACGGTCTTACCGACGAGGATGTCGAGGATCTGGCCGAGGGTTTCGGCGAAAGCCAGAGCGAGGATTCAAGTTCCGACTAGCTCTGGCCCTGGGCTACGCATCCGTGGACAAGATGCTGGACGAGATGTCGTCTCGCGAGTACACGGAGTGGTTGGCCTTTGAGCGGATGAACGGACCCATCGGCGACACGTGGCGGGACGAGGTTCTGGCTGGCATACATGAACTGATTCAATATCAGAATCATATGTTCGGCCAAGCGAACTTCACGGACAAGAAGCACCCGCGCAACCCCGTCCCGAAGCCGGAGCGTTACGTGCGCCCGCATGAGGCATACGCCAAAACCAAGAGGGCTGAAGATCGAAAGGCCGCTAGGGCTGACGACAGTGAGTGACCCCTTCCCGTGAGGGGCCTACCCGAAGGAGTGAGGACAACGGCTACGATCACGACTTTGGGCTTTTCGATCTTCAGCCACTACAACGGCGCTGGTGTGCGTCAGGCTCGACGCGACATCAACGACCTGAGCACGACGCTTGAGCGCAACGAGAAGGCGCTTGTCGTTACGGCGGCTCGATTCCAGCCGCTCATCACCGCCGCAGTCGCCCTGACCCCTGCCCTGGCACCCATCGGGACCGCCCTGGCGGGGGTCACGGCGGCAACGGCCGTCATGGCGACCACGACCGGCTCAGCCCTGGGCGCGTACGGCCTGGCCATGAAGGGTGCCATTGAGCGCACTCTCGAAATGGCCAAAGCGGGCAAGGCTCTTGAGCCCGCGCAGAAGTCGTTCATGCAGAGTGTCACCGGGATGAAGGCAGCCTGGACGACCTTCATTCGATCCACGCAGAGCATGACGCTCAAGACGGCATCCGTGGGTATTGACGGCGTGACGGCTGGCATCGCACGCCTGACGCCTCTCGTGCGTGCGGTGCACCCCGAGATCATGAAGGTTGCCCTTGCCTTCCGGTCATGGATGTCCCGCGACAACGGGTTCGAGCGCTTCATCGACAGCGTCATCAAGTACGGCGTTCCTGCACTGCGGAGCCTTATTGCCGCCGGGCGGGACGTGCTGGCCGTACTGGGTATCGGCTTTAGAACGTTCCTGCCCATGAGCGTGAGCGTGGCGAAGTCCCTTCGCGATGGTGCCGCAGCTATGAGGGCCTGGGCCGAGGGCGGGGGATTCGCCAGATTCCTGCAAGCGGTGAAGGAAAGCTCTGGGCCGGTAAGGGAGTTCTTTAAGGCGCTTTGGGGGGCTTTGAAGAATATCTCCATCGCCCTGGCTGGCCTTGGCCCCCTGTCCCTGAGTCTGACGACGACTATTCTCAAGCTGGTGGCAGCGCTACCGCCAAGCTGGATTCAGGCTATCGTTGTCGGCTTCCTGCTCTGGAAGGCTGCCATACTAGGACTGTTGGTCATCCGTGCTGTTACGGTTGCGGTGACTGCATTCAAGCTCGCCTGGGCGATGTTGAACTTTGTGTTCGCGGCAACGCCTATCGGTGCCATAATCACGGCCGTTGTCGCCCTGCTTGCCGTGATAGTTCTGATCGCCACTAAGACCACGTGGTTCCAGACCGCTTGGACGTATACCTGGAACTTTGTCAAGACGGTCGCGATCACTGTCTGGAACTTCCTGACCACCGGCCTGGGGCAGCTCGTCCTCGCCCTGATGGGGCCGGTCGGCGTTCTGATCTTCCTTGCCGCTCACTGGTCTACCATCTGGAACGGGATCAAGCTTGTAGCGACAACGGTCTGGACAGCCTTGCAGGTAGCCTGGCAGGCGTTCATCATGGCGCTTCAGGTTGTCTGGACCACTGTCTCGTTGGCGCTTGTCACAGCGTGGAACGCGGTCTGGAACGCCATAGCGCTCGTGGCGCGCACCATTTGGACAGCCTTGCAGGTAGCCTGGCAGGCGTTCATCATGGCCATGCAGGTCGTCTGGACAACGGTCTCGTTGGCGCTTGTCACCGCTTGGAATGCGGTCTGGAACGCCATGTCCACTGCGGCCAGGGCCATTTGGACAGCCATGCAGGTAGCCTGGCAAGCGTTCATCATGGCCATGCAGGCGATCTGGACAGCCGTCAGTACAGCCCTGTCTGCTGCATGGAGCGCGGTCTGGAACGCCATGTCCACTGCGGCTAGGGCCATCTGGACTGCCATGCAGGTTGCCTGGCAGGCATTCATCACAGCCCTTCAGACGATCTGGTCGAGCGTAAGCGCAGCCTTGTCCGCTGCGTGGAACGCAACATGGAATGCCCTGTCTACTGCGGCGCGGGCCATCTGGACAGCCATGCAAGCAGCTTGGCAGGCGTTCATGACAGCCGTGCTGGCGGCATGGAATGCGTTCAGTGCCGCCTTCCGGGCGGCCTGGCAAGCCGCTTGGACCGCCGTTCAGGCCGCTGCCACTGCCATCTGGAACGCTCTGCGTACTGCTTGGCAGGCGTTCGTGACGGCAGTTCAGAACATTTGGAACGTCTTCATTGCAGCATTTCGGGCTTCCTGGCAGGCTGGTTGGAACTTTGTCAAGACTGCGGCGGAGACGATCTGGAATGCGCTGAAGACGGCATGGCAAGCATTCGTGACGGCAGTTCAGAACATCTGGAATAGCTTCATTGCAGTCTTCCGTACCTCCTGGTCGAATGGCTGGAACTTTGTCAAGGGTGTAGCAGAGACCGTCTGGAACGCGATAAAGACGCTGTGGACCAACTTCACGAAAACCGTCCAGGACATCTGGAACGCCTTCATTGCTAAGTTCCGTGACTCTTGGTCAGATGGCTGGAATGCGGTTAAGGGTATCGCCAATAAGGTCTGGCACGAGATCGGCGAAGTTATCGAGAAGGCGATCAACGGGATCATTGGGATCGTCAACAAGGTTACTGGTGGCTTTAACAAGGTTGCCGAGTTCTTGAACATTAACGTCAAGATCAGTCCGATCGGTGATGTCAATTTCAACTTCGCCGAAGGTGGCGTCATCGGGTTCCAGTACGGCGGCATCGCTGGCAAGCCGCCCGTCGCCAACTTCGCCACGGGTGGCACGGTAGGCGGGTACGCCCCCGGGCGAGATCGCGTACCTGCCGTGCTGTCGCCGGGCGAGGGTGTCCTTGTTCCGGAGGCTGTCAAGGGCCTGGGTGGTCCTGGCTTTGTCCACTCCGCCAACTATCACTTCAGCAAGGGACGCGCGCCCCGCAAGGGCTCTCCGAAGTGGAGGAGCGAAAGGAAGTGGGGCAGGGGGGAGCGGAGTTGGCGAGGACACAGCGCAGGTCGCGGCAGAGGAAAAACCCGTGGGATGCGTAGCTATGCTACGGGCGGCATGGTTCCGGGTGGCATGGGTCCGGGCGGGGGGCCAGGGCCGGGTCCGATCATCCAGTCGTTCGCGATGGGTGGCATCACCCTGGCCGCTCTCGCCAGAGCGGGCATCCCCACTAGTGCCATCATCCAGCCTGAGTACAACCCGGGCGTAGCGGCTAGCGCGGGGACGCATGACAGGGGCGGTGTCATTGACATCGTGCCCAACGCGGCCTATCTGCAAAAGCTGATCGCCGCAGGATTCGCGGCATGGATGCGCGGTCCAGCAGAGGGCATGTCGCCGCACATCCACGCCGTTCTGATGAGTCACCCAGACCTGTCGCCAGCGGCACGGGCGCAGGTTCAGAGCTTCCTTGCGGGCGGCAACGGCCTGGGCGTCGGCGGTGGCGGCGGAGGTGGCGGAATTCTTTCGCTCCTTCAGCCCGTCTTGGATAAAATTGGATCAATCCTGAGCAAGATCGCCCAGGGGCAGAGCCTTGCCCAGGCGTTTGCTGGCGTGCTTGAACTCAACATCGGCGACGATGATGGCGGCGGCCTCTTCGGTACCGGTATCGGTCCGGACTTCGGGCCTGACCTTACCCCCGGCGACAACCTGGGTGACGCTCTGAACATGGCCATCGGTGGTGTGCTTGGGGCGATCATCCCGGGCGGCAACCTCAAGGGCCTAGGCAAAATGCTGCTTGGCCTGATCGGCGCGGGGCCATTCAAGGAAGCGTTTGAATGGGCGTCAAAGCTTGTCACTGGATGGGACGGTCCGGGTGGCAACTTCGCCAAGATGATGGTCGGTATGGGCAAGAAGGTGGTTCAGGGTGCTATCGACTTCCTGATTAAGAAGGACGAGGACAATAAGGCTGCCGCAATGGCTGCCGTTTCGGCGCCGGTTGCCGGAGCGCAGTCCGTGCAGGCATGGGCAGCCCTGGCCGCTCAAGCGCTGAAGATTGCGGGACTGAGCGCAAATCAGCTTCCGGCGTTCCTCGCCCTGATGCAGGCCGAGTCGGGCGGTAACCCGAACGCTATCAACCTGACGGACAGCAACGCTAAGGCGGGCATCCCGTCGCAGGGTCTGATGCAGGTCATTCCACCAACGTTCGCGGCATATCGTGACCCGAGTCTGCCGAATAACATCCTTGACCCGCTGGCCAACATGGTGGCGGCAGCCAACTACATCCAGGCGCGCTACGGCGGCCAGGTTCCGGGAAGCCCGTACAACCTGGGCACTTCCGGAGCGACTCGTGGCTGGCATCTGGTCGGTGAGAACCGGCCGGAGTATGTCAAGTTCCGTGGCGGAGAACGCGTGATGCCAAACCTGGACGGGATGCATGGCGAAGGCAGGGGGGATTGTCATATCGAGATGCCGATCAATGTTCAGGGCAACATGGACCAGGATGCATACAACCGGCTTGAGCGAGAGCTTGTTCCCAAGCTCCGTATGCTGCTTCAGCAAAGGGTAGGGAGGCGCGGCTAAATGGCTTCCATCGATCTTCTGCCTACATCAGACTGGCAGAATCAGGGTTGGACAGTCGTTGGGGCAACTAAGGCGTTCGACGTACTGGACGACGACAGTGACTCGACGTACGTGAAGAATCCTTCCAGCAAGGGCTCCTTCACGGTCGCCTTCCCGCAGGACATCACCAGTCTTCCGGCTGGGGCGAAGATCGACTCGGTTACTGTTTACGCGCGTCTCGCGAAGACCGTGTCATCAATGCGTTCGATCACGTTCAAGGTGCTGTCCAAGGACAAAACGTCCTGCTACTACACCCGATCCATCTATCCGTCACAGACGCCAACGCAGTACGAGATAGGCACGTTCCGACGCGACCCGCGAGGGAACCACTGGGATGTTCACCGGCTGAACAAGTTTCTGATCGGGGCCTTCTCGTACTGCATGGCGGCGGACAACATCCGGATCTACAAGTTCTTCTGCCGCGTCAACTTCCGCTACTCGCCCAGCGTTACGGTCACGGGGCCTACGGGTACGGTCAACACCCCGTCCCCTACCATCACCTGGACATACAATCAGACTGATGGAGATCAGCAGGTAGCGGCTGACTATAAGATCTTCACCGCTGTCCAGCGAGCGGCGTCGAACTTTGACCCAGAGAAGACGCCCGCCGTCATCGCCGGTAAGGTGCTTGGCGAAATCGAATCCGTTACGTCAACGGACTCGCTGAACCCGGATAGCTACTACGTCTATGTTCGCGGGAAGTCCCACTTCGGCGTGTACAGCCCCTGGGCGTTCAAGACGTTCACGGTCCAGGGCCCGTCCCCTGGTATCCCTATCGAGGATGGGGCGTTCGGGGCCGGTTCGGGCGCGGCGACCATTTCGGTTGTGCCTGACACGTTCAACTCTGCCGCGTTCCTTCAGTTCCGTGACGCGTCGAACCTCATGTCCGTGGGGCATGCGGGTCTGGAATCGCCTGCGGACCCCGTGGAGTACACGGCCACGAACGCTACGCTCTCTCGTACGACGGCAACGTTCTACGGCCCCGGCGTCGGCGCGCTGAGCATGGTGGGCGCCGGTTCGGGCAACATGTCCGCGACCAGCACGATTATCGAATGTGCTGAGGGCGTGCCCGTGACCGTGCGGGCGCAGTTCCGTAAGGCCACGTCCGGTTCTCGCACAGTCAACATCTATGCGCGCTTCTATGACGCCTCCTACACGGAGATAGCGGCAAGCGCCATCAGCGGCACGGCGACGACTCTCTCGACCACCTGGACGGAAGCCACGGCCACGGGGACGACTCCCCTGGGTACGGTCTACGCCAAGGTTCAGTGCGAGGTTGTCTCTGTCGTGTCCACTGAGACGCACTACGTTGACCACGTCGGCCTGATGTACGGGACAGATGTGCCGTGGAGCGACGGCGGACACATGAGTCGCAATCTGCTTACGTCGCACGTGGCCACCGGAGATGACCCGGCCGCATCCAACACCTGGACGTTGGCCAACCTCGCGACCACGGTGAGCCGTGTGGCCGTTACGGGCACGGGCTCCAGCGGCGTGAAGATGAACCGCATGACGTACAGCGGGGTTGCCGCATCGCTGGGATATCGCGCGACCGGGACGGCCTTCTCGTCCCCGACCAGCGGGACGGACTACACCCTGAACAAGCCCGCTGGCGTTGTTGACGGTGATCTTCTGCTGGCGTTCGTCACGTCAACCGAGGCCGGGGCCATCGACCCGCCTTCCGGGTGGGAGCTTGTGAACACTGGCTCCCTGGACAACGCCAGTGACGACATAGCGATGTGGGTGCTCAAGCGTACGGGTCTGGCGGCTGATCCCGCTACCTGGGTTGGTGCCGTCAGTACGTCATCCTCCCGCCGTAGGGCGATCGTCGTTGCCTACTCCGGTGCCGCTCTGGCGGATTCACAGTTCGTCGTGGAAAATGTGCGAACTGACGCTACTGGCTCCCTGGTTCACACATCAGCCACGGTGAACAACACCGACCCGAACGCGTGGCGCGTCTCTGCGTTCGCATTCAGGGACGATGCCACGGGCGGAACGGTGGTTGCGAACAAGGATGCGCCGTCCACTGCGGGCGCTCCGCCTATCCAGTTCGTGAGCGTCGCGTCCAAGTGGTCGCAGGGCACGAGCGGTTCGACCAGCTATACGATCAACAGGCCCGCGAACATCCAGTCCGGCGACCTGATGATCGCATTCGTCGCCATCGGAAATGAGATCGGCACCGTTACGCCCCCGTCCGGCTGGACGCTCGTCCGAAAGATTGCGCAGGCTGACAGTTCCTACGCGAACACGTTGGCCGTCCTGAAGCGTACGGCAGGGAGTAGCGAACCCGCCTCCTGGACAGGATCGTTGAGCTTTTCGGCAACGCCCGTCATTACTACGGTGATGGCCTACCGGAACTGCGACACAGCCGCTAACCAGTTCATCGCTGAGAACGGTACGCAGAGTGGTTCGGGTAGCTCTATCACCACGGCCACTGTGAACAACACGAACTCCACGTCGTGGCGTATCGCGGCGTTCTCCGCTTCCGCAAGTGATGCCCCCTCCTGGACGGCGTCCACGGATAAGGAGCGCTTTGACTCCTACGTCATTCGGCAGAGCAATGAAGACGTGGGCCTTGCGATATACGACTCGAATGGTTCGATCTCGACGGGTAACACGTCGCGGTCCGCCACTCTGAACCAGAGCTACTTCTCGGCAGAGTCGTGGATAGGCATCATCAAGGGGCTGGACCCTGCACAGGTTCCTCCCCCGGGAGCCAACGAGACAGAGCGCTCTGACGCTACGACGGGTAGCGCCGACCCCTGGCTCACCACTGCTGTATACGATTCGAATGGCGTTGTGCCCACGGGCAACATGTCAGTGACGGGCGTCTTTACGCCGGGTTCGGGTACGACGGTTGACGCATCCGCATCCTGGGTGGGCATCCTCAAGCCGGGCAATGCGGCAGCGGCCGGTGTGGTTGCCGCCCAGACCACGGAGACTGTGGACATCTCGCTCATTGATCCCGAGGTTCTGCGACTGTCTGGCGGAAAGATCACGATGACGGCAGCGTTCCTTGGATCGGCGGCAGGTACCCCATTCCTTCGCCTGGACAGCTATCGTGCGAATCAGCTCATTTCTTCGCAGATCGCGGAAGGGGTGCCGTTCGAGACGAGCGTTTGGACGAAATCCACAGCGGTATTCGACCTTCCCGAAGGGACAACCAGGATCAGGCCCGTCCTGTTCGCTGATGACCGTGCGATCAATGACCAGGTGAACTTTGATCGCGTGGGCGTGTCGCTTGGCAGCTCGCTTGTGTGGCGCAACGGAACGGGCCGGGACGAGCATCCGGTATGGACAAGTCCCGTAATCCAGTACGCAGATGATGACGGTACG